CTAATATTTTGGTCATCGGATAACCCACTTACCGTTTGCATCCACCGTCATCCATCTAGCCTCACACTGCTTTGCCTTGACTTTTTCAGGGCAGAAATAGCCCTGCCATTCTTTGCCAGTCTTGGCGCTTGTGCCTTTGTTATGGAGCATGTGGCCATGCATGCAGATTGGAGATTCAGGCATTGGAGTAGCCCCAAGTGTCTCAACCACAGTAGCCATAGCCTCGGCAAATGATGGTATGCCTGTCTCGCGTATGGAATCATCGCTCTTGACGCTAGGTACTGGCCCGTGCTTTGTCTCCCATATTGCGTTGTGCTGGTCAGCTCGCACTTGTGCAGAATCTAGGCGCTCTACAGCTTCCATATCCTGACGTGTGGGCCGTGAGTCACTAGGGGTAAGCAGGCCAATAACGCGCCCAATCGACGAAGTGCTACATGTTTCAATAAACCAGCGGCCGCCTATTTTTTGCTCGGATCGCATCTCAAATGCATAGTCAATAGCTGCAGGTTTTGCATCCTCGTTGGTCCTAAAGGCCAAAGCCTTCATAAGTATGTAGCCAGTTTTTAGATCCATCTCGACTATCTCAACCTCAATACGGCCAGTAGGAAACTCAGCCCTAAAGCGCTTGATGCGAGCATTTACATCCTCATAATTATCTAAAAATGTTGCCATTAGAGTTTGGCCCTATCTGCTATAGCTGCCGATATTGCACGCCCTCTTACGTAGCCCTCGCTGTGTCCATCCTTGAAGCCTTTAGCATAGGCAAATACTGCCCCTAAACCTGATGCAATAACACCGTATAGCACCATCATCCATAAACTGTATGTAGTCATCTTTCAGCCCTTACTGTTCGCCCCTAGCCCTTTACTAGGTGTTGGCTACAGTATGAAGTCAGCTACCGACATGTTGCAAGGCTTTAGCCTGCGCTCGGCGTGTCGTTGTGTATTTCCTTAGGCGCTTGCTTCGATTTCAAGCCATTAGAAGCTAATACGCCACCGAGTGAGCCAGTCAAGAATACGGTAAGGGTAGTTAGTAGATCAATAAAAGCCCTGTCATTAGGGGCTTGCTGGCTAATCGGCTGAGTTACAAATATCAGTGCATAAAGCATGCCCATAACTGATAGGGCAAATACCACAGCTAAGGTGCAACCAATAAAGACTATGAGCCTTGCGTGTAATTCCTCAGGGCTGAGGCGTTTCGTAGATTTCCTTGGGTACAAGGTCTTTAGAGCAGACCCCGATAACTTCACACCTTGGCGGCTGGCAATCTTTATCGGCCCACCGTTCGTAATTTTGGCAGTCATACCTTACCCATCCTTGGTAGCCGCATCCTGATAGGAGCAGCGCAAGTACCGCCACCCTTACCAAGTGATGCATTTATTTAGCGCCTACGCCAAACTTTGTTTCTTTTGGATCAATGCCTTTTAGAATTGGTGCAAGTGCAGCTGCTACAAATGCGTTAGCTAGCACTTTAGGGTCAGTAATACCTGACATGTAAAGCGCACCTACGCATGCAAGTGCAGCACGTGCGTATGAAGCGAGCGCTGCTAGTAGTTGGTCTTTCATAGTTATCTCCTTAGCGCCCTTAGTTAACTTGGCTTAGCACGTATAGATTAGCCGTACCTGCACTTGTAATGGCATATAACGCTTGGTAATCGCCTACATTTATTGTAATTTTATCGCCGTTATCAAGCTTATAGCCATTGGCAGTGGTCAGGTCAGCACCGCCTATGTAGAGTGTGCCACTAGAGCTGTGTAGCCATACGGTTTGATGGAATATACTTTCGGGTACGACTATGGCAGCTGTTGTGGTTACAGTCTTTACCGCTGATTTAGGCATTGTCTAACTCCAGTTTAGTAATCAACGCCGCCACCTTGACAGCATCTAAAGCTATTTCAAAGTGCATCTCGTCTTTACGATTGATGTAATCGCCGCCCCATTTTAGGCCGTACTTCTTGGCCAAGGCTCTAATCATCGGCACTTTAGCTGCATCAAATGTGCCTATTTTGCCTAGCGCGTGATTACTAGCATTTAGATCAAGGGCTGTGCCTGAGCTGTGGTTACTGAGTTTGTCAGTACTGCCTCGTACCATGCGATAGCAATAGCCCCAGTCATCGGCTGAGCCGTCTATTGGCTCAATCAAATTATGAAACTCAGCGGCAAATCCAATTAGCAACGGTGCAACTTTTTCAGCGCATGCAAGTTTTACCGTAGTGCCTGGCACTGTGTAAGACTTTATGCCTATCTCTGCACGGTCTTTAGATGCAGGCCACCCGTTATAGCTAATTTCTGACATCTTACTAAATCCTATTCATCGAGTCGCTGGTCGTAATTCTGTAGGAGTCAATCCATCCGCATATTCAAGTGCGACATCAGCAATTATCTTTCCACCTACTTCATGGCTTGTTGTATAGGCTGTTGTCATTGCAGCGGTTTGATCTAATTCACCACTTGCTTGATTTGCACTTACAACGGGATAACCTAATTGCTCGCATAAAGCCTTATGCCAATTATTAAATTCCTGTTGATTATTCCACTCATACCAGTTCATTAGATTGCCCACTTACTTGCTAAATAGGAATTTACATTACTTATATCTGTGCCTGATAGCACACCTGTGTAAATAATGATTTCTGCAATTCTGCCTTGTAATCCGTTAGATCCCGCCGTGTCATATGCTCCGACGTATAATCCATTATTAGGAGCCGAAGCCGACGGCGTTCCTGTGTAGGTATTGCCCGTCAGGTTAGATCCTGCATTAATTTTGTATATTAATCGATTTGCCGCCGTTGCGTTAGAGTTATCAAGAACCATCGAAGCGTATTTTGCGGTGTTGTCTGTCAAAGTTCCCGACGTAAGACTTGAAACGAAAGTTCCACCAGTGCCGCGATACACTTCGGTAAGCAATAAATCTGCACCGTTGCGTGCGACATAAATACCAGATTGGGAACTGCTGAAAGCGGTTGTGACTAATACACCTTCTATCGAAACGGTATTAAAATAGGCTGCAAAAAAAATAGTCCCACCTGTTGAATTATGTAAGAAAGTCCAGTCGGAAGCGGTAGCGGCTTGCAATAGATCGTTGCCATCAAAGGTAATTACATTAAGACTATTTAAAGTATTTACGCCTGATTGCGGTCTGCGTAATGCCGTTCCTTGTGTAAGGTTAAAAGAATTGCCAGATTTATCGTTCCATTGAGTTACTGCGCTTCCAGATAATGAAATGGTGGCAGTATCACTAGCATCGTACCAAGCTTTTAGCCCAGCAATACTACTTGGCGTAAAAGGTACGATTGGCCCACCAGTAATTGCAGAAACAATATTTAGCATTATGCAATAGCCCCAACTACATACCATGTATCAGTTGCAACCTTTATGCACGCAGCGCTCTTATATTGCGCCAATGTAGGTGAGGCAGCTGTAGCGCCAGCACTTAGCACTGTAGTAGTACCAGGTGTAACGGCTGAAATTGTGCAAGTACCCACGCCAATATTGAGTACGGTTATCACCGATCCGACAGGAATAGCAACGGATGCATTAGTAGGAATCTTGAAAGCAATCGCAGTTGCCTTGTTCATCTGTTGCAAGACTTGGTAACTATCGGCAAGCACTGCTGTGTAATCAGCCGTCGCTGCTGTATTTACGGTAAAGGCTGGTAGCCCATTCCATAATGTAGAGGTAACTACGTCACCTGTAACCGCTGGCCATGTTGGCATTTTTATCTCCTTAGTAGCTGAATACGTTCGTACCCAGTACGCCGTATAACGTTGATCCGATAATAAAGCCGTCAATGATAGGCTCTAGTGTAGTAAAAGAAACCTTCCAGTTTCCAGGTCTGATATACATTGACACGCCAAATACTTGTAATGTCTTAGTAATGGTTGATACCCCTGGCTGGTTAGTAGTCACGGTTACGTTGTCAAAGAAATCTAAGCCTAGAGCAGCCTTTATGCCTAGGTCATAGTTATTTGTGTATAGGTCTAGCTCTAGTAGATCGCATCTAATAGTTGTTTCCTGGCGGCTAGCGACATAGGCCAGGGCATAATCTTTAGCCACAGCCGTTGTCTGCATCAGCAGATTCTGCTGGTTATAGCTGTGTATAAAGTACTTGGCAATACTTGTGGCATTTGTAGCAGTCTGAGTAGCAAGGCCTGTAGCTGTAATGCTGGCTGAGTTGAATATCAGCGTATCGTCTAACTTCCATACTGCGTTGCTATACGCAATATCTGTGCCGTCATCATTGAATACTGTGGGCGTATTGGCTACTGAGCTAACGGTTACCGTACGATCTTGAAAGACAAACGAGCCACTGGCATTGACATATAGCGCCCCGTACTCACTCGTAGTTACGGTCTGCATCGCTGCTAGCGCCGTACGAGCAGTCCCAGGGTCTGCCTGCATAGTTGTAAGGCCTGCATCTACATCACGCATGGTTGATGGCCAGGCTATCTGATCCAATATCTGATTAATTCTTGTGCCGCTTAAATTTCCTGCGGCTGAACCTGTCACCGTAGAAATCTGTGCATTTTGTGCAAGGCGTAGCGCATCTACTGCCGTGATGGTTGTATAAGCCAATTCACCTGCATTACGTGGCGTCACCGTGTTATAGCCTGTGATGAAACCGCTAAAGATTGGATAGGTAACGCCATCATAAGTGGCTGTTATTTGCACTTTACGCATAGGGCTAAGCAAGTTGTAATAGGGCCCTGCCGTATTCTGGGGGTTGAAGTCCCCATTTTCATCTACGATACGTAGGCTCATTGTGCCAGTCTGGAATACATCGCTAGCAGCGTTACGGCCTCGCTGAGTCGTAATCGTATCTACCTGATCCGATACATCCACAATAACGCCAGCGCTATCTGCAAATACGTTAGTGCCAAAAATACCGTAATCTATTAAACATGCCTGAGCGAAACTCGGCCCAGTACTAAAGTTAATAACCGCGTTGATTACGGGTATGGTCATAATGCAACCAGCCCGCCAGTCTTGAATTGTGACCAGCCGCGAGCGTTGATTTCCTGCAGCGCCTGTTGCACTACATCAACCACGCCCTGCTCATTAGTAATTGTGCCAGCGCTAACACTTACGTTAGCTACAAATTGCTGAGCCATACCCTGTGGCATGTATGTACCGCTGTTGGCATTGAATACCTCAGCACTGCCGCCTGCCATAGCGGCAGGTATGTTAGTTGGCATTGATTCAAGTGTTGGCCCTATAAAGCCAGGCGCACCAGGGCTAAGAGTTGTAGGCAGTGGGAAATCGTAACCTTTGAGTAAAGCCTGAGTGCCATAGGCAAACTTATACAGCTCTGATGTAGCAAAATAAACGGAATCACCTAGAGCATTGAGCGCTTTAGCCCCTGCCTCGTTCTGCTCCAATATGGCTATCTTGGCCTTGATACGGGCCTTTTCTTCCTCGGTTGTAGCTGCGGCTAAAGCTGCATAAAGTCCTATGCGATCTAGGTCAAATTTGGCAGATAACTTATCTAACTCAGTCTTAGCCTTTACTACAGCCGTATTAGCCTTGAAAGCTGTTGTATTTTTATTGATGGCATCTCTGGCTTTTTTATCAGCAACCGCGGCTAAACCTTTACCTGCAGGGCTAGCTGATCTATTACTTGAAGTCTTTATGTCAGTTAGGGTAAGACCTTTTCTAAGGTCAAAGCCAAATTCTTTACCTTTAGTAAGCTCGCCTAAACTCAAAGCACCAGTAGATAGTTTGAATATGTTAGTCGCGTTCTTTATAAAATCATCAAACTTAGATATGGCTTTATCTATATCGCCGTTGCCTGCTAGAGCTGCAAAGCTATCTACTAAAGCACCGCCTATAGTCTCACTAGCTCTGCCAGCTGCAGCCTCTAATTTAGCCAATTTACCTGAAATGGTATCGGCTGCTAATTCTGCTTGGCCACTGCTTACTTGTGAAATTCTTGTTAGTACATCATCGAAACTAGCAGCAGCTAATTCTGCTTTGGTAAATCCTAAACCGTATTTTATCAATCCACGGGTATTGCCAGCAAAGGCCTTTGCAATATCGTTGGAAACGCTTACTACGTCTTGGCCGCTTTGCGCACTTAAATCTAAGCTAGTGCGCAGTAAATCCTGAGCTAGTTTGTAATCGCCTGTCTGAGTCAATAGCCTTTGATAGGCAGGCCTTAGTAGATTATCAACTACGCCAAATTGCTTTTCCAGGCTATCAATAAAGCCAGCAACATCAGTAGCTGCATAACTTAGACCTAGATTCTTTAGAGTCCCTGCTAATACTCGGGCTGCCTTATCATCGGCTGCAAATGCCTTTACTGCCTGCTTGGAATAGCGCATGAGCGTTTGCGCTCCAAATGCTAAACCAAATGCCCCTGCTAAATTCTTGACGCCTTTAGTAAGTTTGCTAATTTCTGACTCAGCTTGCTTGAAACCTTTGGCATCAAACTTAGAACCAATCTTAATATCTGGCAGCATTAGTTGGCCCTACTTAATGGGTTAGCTTTGGCACGGGCGTTAAATTGAATTGTGGCTTTATCTATGGCTTTGAGTGCAGCACCTTCAGCCACCCCACGACTCGCGGCCCAGGCTCTAAATATCAAACGGCCTCGACCTTTTGCGCTAGTAGTAAGGGGACCTAAATTTTCAATAAATTGCTCGCCTGAACCTTTCCAATTAGCACGGCTAACGTTTTTACTTGTTCCACCAGCTTTAGGCCCTACCCATGGTTGTGGACCAACACGGCCTGCAGTTTCATAAATAGATCCCGCTGCAGATTTATTAAAAATAGTAGCCATAGAATTGAATCCATTTTTATTTACTTTACTAACCCCTGTTGTAAAGCCTATGCCTTTAGTAACCGTTGTTTTTTCATAAAATGGAAATCTAGCCTCACTAAAGCTACGTGGTTCCCAGCCCCTCATAACTTCACTGGTATCGGGTGCAAATCCTCTAGCTTTCCTGACTACAGGGCTAAGCGCTCTACGTAATTCTGCTTTTAGAGTTTTTTCTAAATCTGGAGTAAAGCGGCGTAGTGCTTTACGTAGATCAGAATTACCTCTTATTTCTACGTAAGGCATTTTTATGCTCCTTTGCTCTATCACTCAATACTTGCAATACTGCCTTAAACATACGTTCATCCATCGCCAGCACCTGATCGGGGCTAATCTTTAGCTCAACGGCTAACTGAGCAACCAGGTAAGTAAAGCTGCCCCGATCTATGCTTTTGGGTCTAAATCATCTAACACCTCAACGGCTATAAGCGTTGCAAGGAAATCATCGCCAAACGGCGGTATTACCTCTTGACGCATTAACGCGTTGTGTGCCAGCCAATAAATATCGCTCTGGCGTTCATGTTCGCGTATCTGCTTTTGTATGCCTTGACCTGCAAACTTTTCAAACGCATACTCCACTACTGGAGTTATCTGCACAATAACTTCGCCGCTTGCCCTTACAATCTTTAGCCGCGCCATCTCTTAGCCCCTAGTTAAATGTGCCGCTAGTTGCGTATGCAACAGTTGAAGTACAAGTAAAGGTAAGGCTAGAAGTTGCATAGTCTCCTGGGCCACCTGAACCAACAGGTGTGAGGTTATTTACAAGTATGGATACTGTGTATAGCGGATTAGTTGCGCTAATAGTTGTAGCCGAGGCTGCTCGTACTGGCACTATTAGAGCTGTAACGCTTGTACCGTATGCAGCTTGTAGTGTTGCGCATACTTTGGCTGCTGCCCAGTCATTAAGAAAGTCCACTGCCAAAGTGCTTGATTCTAGGCCCTTACTAAAAACATGGGCGTTTTGCCCCATCGTAGTTGTCTCGACCTCATCGAAAGTTTGTGTAAGTGTGATTGAAGTGATGTACTCACTCAAATCAACCGTGGCAATTTTCAGGCCAACGTTATTATCTAGATAAATTGCCATTTACTTATTCCTCATCTTTCTTTTTAGTGGGTGTAACTTCAGGTGCTGCAAGACCTAGTTTTTTTAGTACCTCTAGATCGGCCTCAGTTGGGTATGGCATGTTTAGCTCCAGGTGGTTAGTACGGATAGTTGGAAAGATGCTGTTAAAAGTGAACCTGATGCAACGTCTAATACCGACGGTGCGGTGATGGCTGAAATGTTGTAAGTAAGATTTGATGCTAATAACTTTTGAAATACTGCAACGATTGTGTCCTCGATGCCTGCAAGATTGCCCTGATTATCAAACATAGGCACGGTCATAATAATATTAAAATTAGCTTTAGGGCTAAGATTTTGTGAGTTATTGCTTGGCTCAATGTACGGATCACTTGGAGCGACCACTACCGAGTTAGCTAAAATAGTTTCAGGTGGAAAGCTGAACGTACTCCATACACCTGCATTAGTGAGCGCCGTTGCGATAGTGCCGCGTAGCGTGGTTAGGGCTGTAGGCATGTTTAGCCAACCATTGCCGACGGGTTGAGATACGGCGCTATAAGGCCGCGTACCTTGCTAATCATTGAGTTACCCATGCGGTAGGGGCTAGGGCTAAAGCCATCTACTGATACGCCGCCTGTTTGGCTGACCTGTCTGGCCTGCCAAATGTCCACGGCTAGGCACATAGCAGCTTCACGTACGCCGCCTGTAGTTGCGTAGCTACTTGTCTTTGTATCTGTACCTACGCCACGGCCATAAGGTAATACACGTCTAAAATTCTGATCTGCAGCCACTTTGGCATATTGGATAAAGCTATAGCCCTGTGGATACTGCCAGTAGTTGAGCTGCATATTGAACGCTGGCAATATGTTAGAAGTACCTGTACTCCATGGAAGTGTTGCAGTAATTGTGTACGCACCGTTGAACGTTGAACCAGCGCCTGAAATTGTTACTGATTCCCCTGTGGTAAAAATCCCAGGGCTGGCCAACATTACTGTAGCAACGTTAGATACTAACGCTGTCCCGACTACAGGCACGGAATCAAACCAAAGATAACTGTTAAGTAAGTCCTCTGCCGTTTGGCAGCACTCCTCAACAGTTGAATCAGAATACAAAGTACCGATACCGAGATTGCTTCTTAACTCGGCCATGGTCACATATGTTGCTGCCATTTCGGTACTCCTTACTCTAGGTAGGTAGGGCCAAGGGCTAAGGCCCTACCCACTATTAGGGTTATTGCTTAGATTTTTGCGTACTTGATAATGCCGTATGGCATCTTTGCAATAGTTGCCATAAAGCCATAAATGGCCACCTGGACCTGCAAATTAGATACAACATTGACGCTCATAAAAGCTTGTGGGCTGCGATAAACGGTAAATGCTTCAGGTGCAAGAATTGCAGCAGATCCATCGTCAAATGTAGTTGCTGCGAAATTCTTTGATACAAATAAATCAAGGCCGAGTACATTTCCACGGATTGATGACGGTGCAACTTGTCCCGCTGCGTTCATTGGTTGAGTTGCGTTATAGATTGGGCGCCCAGTTGTATCAGTAGCACCTAGTAGTGCCTGGTACTGTGATGGGTTTCCAATATAATTTTGTGCAAAATAACCTGTGTTTTTGTACACTAAGTTTGCAGCCTCTGATGAGTAAGCAATAATTCCAGCGCTATCTGCTGTTGTTGCAGTTCCAAATGTACCTGCAGCCATCAATGCTACGTTTGCAGCTGTATCAATAGCTGTTAGGTAAGCATTTTGAAGTTGTGTTGTGAGTTCATCGTAGAAGCCAGGATATCCAGCTCTGGAAAGAAGCTCTACAGATAGCGTATTCATACCTGAATATTTAGAAACTGTGCCAGTAAGGTAAGCAGTTTCCATATCAGTATTTTGAACAGCGCCGCCTTCAGCCTCAACAGTTACAACTGGTGCAACTCCTGTGCCACCTGCTGCGCTTGTAACGAGGGATGGTACTGAGATTGTCA